ATTATGTGAAAAGTTTATGATGAAACCGTTTGATTACGGTATGTCTGAAAGAATAACAAAAGAAGAATTAATAAAAAGTTTAGCGTTTATTCAAGAACATTTCTTTTTCATAGATATGGAAAATGAATCTCCAGATATAGAATGGATATTAAACGTAGCAAGACAAGCTAAAGAGGAATACAACATAGACGGCTTAGTCATTGACCCATATAATGAAATAAATCCAAAACGTGCTGGAAATCTAAGAGAAGATGAACACATATCAACGGTTATATCAGACATTAAAAGATTTAATAGAGAAACTGAATGCGTAACTTGGTTAGTAGCTCACCCTAAAAAATTACAACGTGAATCAGACGGAAGTTACAGAGTTGATGGTTATGACATAAGTGGTTCAGCACATTTTTCAAATAAAGCTGATATTATTGTAGTGATTGAAAGAATGTTTGAGTTAGAACAAACCAGATTTCACGTCAGGAAAGTTAGAGAAGCCGATTACTATGGAGCTATTGGCACAGCAGATTTTAAATGGAATGGAAAGACTAGGTGCTTTCATGCTCTTAGTAGCAATGTATGGAAATAAAATAATTAATATAAGGAGTTATAATGAAAGTAGTAAACCATAAAATAAATGAAATAAACGAAGCAGAATACAATCCAAGAGAATTATCTAATAAGCAACATGAAGATTTGCAAGACAGCATTAGAAAATTTGGATTGGTTGACCCAATATTAATTAATGTTAATCCTGAAAGAAAAAATATTATAGTAGGTGGTCATCAACGATTTAAAATATGTAAGGAGTTAGATTTTAAAACTGTTCCATGCGTTGAGCTGAACATAACAGAGCAAGAAGAAAAAGAACTTAACATAAGGCTGAATAAAAATCATGGTCAATGGGATTTTGACAGTTTAGCAAATTATTTTGATGCAGATGATTTAGTTGACTGGGGATTTAACATGAAAGAAATAAAATTTAGCATTCCTGAAATTAATGAAATGTCTGATGATATGGCAATAGATTTTGATGATTCTGGAGATGACTATATGCCGTCTCAAGTTAGAATGGTGCAATTATTTTTAAATAGTGAATCTGAACCAAAATTTAAAGAAATGGTAACAACATTAAACTCAATTTGGCTTACAAAAAATCTAACAGAAACAGTTTTTCAGGCGATAGAAAATGAATATAATAAATGTAAAAACTAAATTAGACAAAGATGGTATTAAAGCTATAACAGGTAAATTTATTGATGAATCATATATAAAGTACCCTCTTATCAGCGAAAATACGACTGTTTATAATGAGCATGGTGAGTTAGTACTAGTATTTTTAAAGAATATTGTTCCTTTTAATTTTGCTAAACAAGCGTACCCCTTTTTAAGAAAAGCCAGTACACCAAGCAATAATAGAGGAATGGCTTCTGGCGATTTATCTGATTATAAGGTTGGCGATAAATTAGACCATTTAACAATTGGAAAAATAGACGGAAACAGATTTTATCCATTAAAAAAAGACGGTACATTATCAAATAGTCCAAAATCTAAACAAGTTCTATCTGGTGTAATTGGTTACATGGATAGATATGCAAGAATACCATATTGTAGAGCAACTGAACTTACTAGAAGGTATTTTGATGAATATAAAAAAACTTTGCCTTACATAAGATATATCTCAGCAATGTTTGAAAAATATGTTCCTGAAAAATACAACAAACAAAAAGAATATTGGGAGAAGATTAACAAAGATTTTCGTATAGATAAAACAGCATTTACTTCAATTACAGTAAACAAAAATTTTAGAACATCTTGTCATTATGATAAAGGAGATTACAAAGATGGATTTGGCAACCTGTCTGTATTAGAAAGTGGTAGTTATTCTGGTGCTTATACAGTTATTCCAAAATATGGAATCGCTGTTGATGTGAGGAATTGTGATATATGTTTTTTTGATGTTCACGAATTACATGGAAATACAGAATTAAAAACAAAAGGAATGGCAGAAAGAATATCAGTAGTATGTTACACAAGAGAAAAAATGATTAAATGTGGTACAGCTAAAGAAGAATTACAGATAGCATTGGAGAGAATATGAAAATATATATCCCTACTTACAAAAGAGTGGATACTCAAGTTACAATTAACAATATACCAGATGAATTAAAATCATTAACTTATTTAGTGGCAAGAAAAGAAGAGCGTGATCAATTAATAAGACATCATAAGCAGATAATAGTTTTGCCTGATTATGTTAATAATATTGGAACAACAAGACAGTATATCGTTGATACTGTAAAGGATAAAACTATATTATTTCTAGATGATGATTTAAATTTTTTTAAAAGAGAAGATGACACTAAAAAATTAAGAAAATGTAATAAAGAACAGTTTATTGAATTGTATAAATGGTTTATTGAAAAAATTGACCAAGGCTATCCGATGGTTGGGTTAAGTTCAAGACAAGGAAACAATCATCACATTCAAAATGAAATACAGTTATCAAGAATAATGACAGTATACGCTTTAAACATTGATATTTTAAAAACATTTAATATAAGGTTTGATGAAATGGAGTTAATGGAAGATTTTAATGTAGCATTAAGATTAATTAGAAATGGTTTTTTAACAATTAGCAACGCCCAATTTGCTCATGGTCAAGGTAGTTCAAATATGAAAGGTGGTTGCTCTGAATATAGAAATAACGAAAGACAATCTAAATGTGCAAGAATGCTAGTAAGAAATCACGCTCCATTTGTACGGTTAGTAAAGAAAAAAACTAAATCATGGAAAGGTATGGAAGAAAGAGAAGATGTTATGATTTATTGGAAAAAAGCATATCAAGATTACGTCAAAAAAAATTCTTAAGAAACAAACAAACACTACAAATTAAATATATATAAAATAATTAAATAAAAGCCTTTACTTTTATTATATATACATATTATAATGAACTTAGATACAAGGCTCTGAGAAGAGATAATCCAAGAGTGGATAATATATTATATAATTAAATTAAATATATATAAAATAAATAAAGAAAATGCTTTACTTTTATTATAGGGTATATTATAATGGTTTTAAGTTAATAACAAACAACAACGGAGCAAGAAAATGAGAAGAAGAAATAAAGAATATTACAAGAAGTTTGATTATATGGTTGACGTTGAGAAAAAACTTAAAACAGCAATGACAAAACTTGACATGATAGATTACAGAGTAGATACAGTTGAGTATATGGAGCAAAATGAGTTAGTGCATGTACTTGCGGTAGAAGCTGAACAATTAGACGAATCACTAAGAGGGTGGAAATAATGATAACAATAATAGAAAAAAACGATAAGCAATTAGACTTAAAAGAAATGCAATCAATAGTAGGTGGATTGATTCAGGTTCACCCAGAAAAAGTAAAGATTAACAATAAGCATTTTGAAGTGATCGTGAATGAAGAAGGCTGGGTTAATGAGTTACCATTCAATCAAATGCTTTCAGAAATGTTTGATATTGAGGTAGCTGGAACAGCAATTTTATTAGAGGGTGGTTTAAAATAACTTAACAGAGGGCGAAAGCCCTCACTTACATACAGGTAATAAAATGAATAAGCATGAAGAACAAGAAGAAGAAGATTACAACGAAGATTATAATTATTATGATAGCGTTGCAGAAAATAAATTGAATGGTGATAGTGATTATGATGATGTAGGAGACCCAAGCGAAGATTAGTACTTAATAGAATTATATATATAAGTTGCATTATTTTTATTTTTACTCTATAAAAGATATATATGCCAAAAACAGTAAACAAAACAGACGAAACAGCTAGAATGGTAACGCAATTATCAGGTCTAGGAATACCTCATGAGCAAATATGTTCAATGCTTGATATCTCTAAGCCCACTCTTTACAAATACTATGATGTAGAATTATTGAAAGGTAAGGCTACTGCAAATGCCAAAATATCTCAAAATCTTTTTAGTATTGCAACTGGCACAGGAAGGGAAGCCGTAACAGCTTGTATATTCTGGCTTAAGACACAAGCACGTTGGACTGAGAAACAAGTACTGGAGATTCAAGATGGCACAGAGCAAGACGACAAATTCAATGAGCTTATCAAAAACATTCAATCAGCTAAACTCGCAGAAAAAGATAGCGACGATATTACTCACTGATTGGTATACGAAAGCACGTAAGAATCAAATTGTAATAGATGATAATGATTATAATATTCAATTATTTTTAGCTGGGCGTGGTTGGGGTAAAACTCTGACAGGTGCGTACGACATAATTCAGTATTGTTTATTAAATCCTAA